GCTACAACTGAAGATATACCTCTGTTGTAACTTTCAGTTACACTGGTGCTATCGGCTACACCTTTAGAATTAGATATACGGTCTAACGTACTCTGTATGGACGCACTGTCTGATAATACTCGCCCCCAGTCCACTACCCTTATAACTACGTCGTACGGTGTAAAGTCTGAGTTATACCCAGATGCGTGTAAGACCACCGGCGTATCTGATATACTGGCCTCGGATGTCTTCGCGACCTCAGCATATTTATTTTGAATGTCAGTTAACGCCACTGGGTCTTGCGCGCCCCGACCTAGGTCTATTTCCGGTATATGGTCCTCTAGGCTAGAGGTAGACGTCGATCCCGTACTAAACGCGTTACCTATCGTTTCCGTCACCCCAAATACGTTCCCCTTAGTTCCCTGGAAGTCTTTATTGATGTACGTAAAGTCATCTAAGGCGAAGTAAGAGTTAATGAACCGGGTGTATTCTACTACGTTATAGCTGTAATCGGACGTACCTAAGATATCGCTACATTGAGGCTGTATAGCTCGATTAACTACACTACTAAATCCACTAATCGAGTCTAGTACAGCGGTGTTAAACTCTGTAGTAGTACCACTTTGTAATACTACCTGTTGTATTAACCTAGTCTGTAGATCCCACGTTCGCTCATGCACGAAACTGATGGCGTCGGCTGTGCCTCGGCTAATGATTGCTGAAATGTCATCCGTCCAATCTACTACCGCCGAGAATAACCCTTTCTCAGCTTGTATCCGACTGACGAGGGAAACGGCTAAATTGTCCCCTAAGACTCGTTCGGTATTTATACCTATTAAGTCTCCAGCGAAGACCGTATGTATTATGTTCTTCGTGTACGCCGTACGGGCCGCCATCTGTAATGCGTACTCGTCCGATAACCCTATACCTAAAGCCACTATATCCTGATCATTAAACCCGAATACGTTACCTTTATTACCGCTGAAATTCTTATCTACGATCTGGAATTCATCGAGGGTAAAATAAGACTCTAGTACACGGCTATAATGGGTTACCCTGTCGACCACATCACTGAATGTTCCCGCAAGATCCGTGAGGGGTCTAATATACTGGAAGGATACTTCTGATATTAACGGAACCGTGTCCGACATCCCCGATTCGAAGACGATCTCTTCCACGCTAGACGCTACTACCTCTAGCGGTATGCGTCGGCTGGTCGGGTTGAAGTCTTGTTCTATCTCTGTCGCTAACACGCTGGCACGTGCGCGCACGTCTAAGACCGACTTCGGCCCTGCGTCAACAGTTAGATTGGACTCCGGAGTAGGCTCTAGGTTATAGAGCCCGATCGGTAGCGTGAGACGATACATTAGAAGTCGTCACGTACCTTGAATTTAAGCTTATCGAAGACGGTCTGGGTGCCGCTAGGACTGGTCACTTCAACTTCCCCTTCGTATGTACCCGCTTCAACCGCTAAAGTAGTAGGTGCCCAGTTCATTACGCACTGACCTATATAACTCGCTTGATCGTGGATGATACATTCGATGGCGCTGAAGACGTCGTCGCCTAGAGCTCGGAACTTGAACATTACCGTAGAGTCCGTCAGATTGACTAACTCCCAAGTGGTAGGATCCTCCGCGTTTAGCGTCTTACCCGCCGCCGCAACGGTGGAGTCTCGTATGGTGAATTCTAGTGATGGCTTAGTATCACCTGCCACCAACTTGATCGTCTCGTAATAAGCCATATTTTACTCCTCCGGAGGTTATTCTCAGCATTGGCCATGCGGTGTGTCTTACTATTGTGGTGGCTGTGGAACCGGTGCGCCTTGGAAGTTAGGATCTGTTAGACGGTCTACTTGGAATTTCAATCCTAGCGACTGTACGAACGTTTCATAATGCTTAAGTGCACGTTGAGCGTTCCCCGCGAAATCCGCATCCTTACTGTACGCTCTATATAAGACGTAATCTAAGATAGCGTTGCCGTATATATCATCGAGAGCCACGTCCTCATCGTCTAACGCAGTTGCATCCCCTGTGAACGTTACATCTTGAGGTGATGCGGAATAAATTATCTCTACTTGGTTCGCTGCTCCGCCTGCTTCGATTACTGGCTGTGGCGGGTATACATAGAAATGCTTAGGGTCACGTAGATCGAACATGAAATGAGCAACGTCGTTATTGGCGCTTGTTTGATGCCAATTAGGTTGTTGAGCATCTAGTACGTTTCGGTCGATTACACGAATAGCATTACCTTCCGTGTTCCGTACAACGTCCATGACGCGGATCCCAGACGCGGGTAACGACTGCTTAGTTCCCGCTACTAGATCGACGTCGTCATTCGTAATACTAGCGTCAGGTCTGAGTAGTACTACCTCTCGCTGTGCATCGTTTAACCACCCTAGAAGTTCGGATTCTAGCCATCTTACTTTTGTAGTATCGTGTAAGATAATGCCTGCACGATCGACTATACTTTTAGCTTTCATTTATCACCATATTGAATTTATAACGGGGTTACCGATATCTTTACTTGTGTATTCTTTGCGGCCCTGCGACTCAGACTGAGCAACCGCTTTACTGTATAAGGCGAAGTAATAAGCCCCTAATTCCCCATTAGCCCACGAAGTTCCTGGCTGTATAAAGAGTAGGTGTTTCGCTTTCATGACTATTGGCTCGTACCATTTCTGGAACAAAGCATCGTCGATTTCATCTGCGTCAAACTGCGGGGTTACCGAAGCATCAATCTCGATGCCTTTTTTGACATACTCTTTCGGTGCTTCTATTAATTCCACAAGATTGGGCCAGTCTGTAGAGTGACTAAATCTATACCCGCTACTAGCACTGCCCCACGATTCAGAGAACGGGTTGTGGTTGAACACTTCCCCTGCTGATCTAAGATAGTCGCCGTTTACTTTTACATTCAGTATTCGTACTACATCTGCCTTGTCTGGCACCTGTACTTCATACTTAGTCTTATCCGCAATTAGTGACGCGGTGGAAGTTACCCTCCACGCGTCCGTGCGTCTACAAAAATCCCTAGCCGCGTCTAACACGGCCCTGTCAATAACCATATCGGGGCAACCCATTGCCTCGGGTGTTATGAATTTGTAAAACGCTTCTAACTTCATCCGACCACGCTATAGGGGTAAGTTAATACTTCGTTGATAGGGGTTGAGTGGTTCTCTGGGTCGTACCCCATCTCATACTGAAGTGCATGTCGTAGCGCCTCTTCAATATAGTCTGGAACTCGAACCTCAAGCCCTCTCTTAATTAGCCAAGTTTTGCCGTTCACACCTACAGGTACATCGTAGGATCCGGTATCACCGGCTTGTTTATGTACGACGAGTGTCACGTAGTTTGTACCTTTAGTGACTTCCTTAACCGGAATTTCCTTTTCCTTTTTTACAACTTCTTTCTTTGTAGCCATTACTGCTCCCTGTACTAATTAAGAGAGGGCCCCCGAAGGGACCCTCCGCTTCCATTTAGATGTCTGAGACACCCACTTCTAATCTTGCCATCCATGTTTGATTCAAGATGACTGAAGCGAAATACGCTTTCCAGCCAACAAAACCAACCTGACCTAGAGGGTCAGACTTACTTGGAGTACCAGGATTTAATACTGAAGGTACGATCGCTTTAGCGCCTTTCAAAGGAACCAAGCCGTACGCGCCTTTCGCAATCACCACAATGGGGTAAACGTCAACGTTAGTATCATCGCTAGCAACCATGCCTGATGAGCCGACTGCCGCGCCTGCCGCCGCAATAGGAGTCAGTAGAGGAGTCATGATGAAGCGGATGCTTTCAACTGAACCGATCTCTTCTGGGCACAATGGTTTTCTAGAACCGTAGTCCGCTAAGTGAGTAAACCCAGGTAAGTCACGAACGTCAGCTTCACAATCGGTATGACAGAAAGCGATGTAACCGCCCTCTACTGATTGAGTTGCGAAGTTAACAGATGAACCCATGATTTGGGTTACTGGCTTACCGCGGTTAGACTTCAAATTACGAACAATCGCGCGTAGACGATTCAATGAAATTTTAGAATCTACAGCTGTACGAGAAGTATGAGCCGCTGTATCGAAGAATACGTTTGAGCCGCCTTTGATGGTGCCCCACGTTAACATCTCGATAGTTTCAGCCGCTTGTTCGCCTGACAACATAGACGCGTCAGAAAGAACAGGATCTTCCGCTAAGTCTTGTACAACGTCAGTGATTTTAGTCACGCCACCATATTGCTTCAACTGAACAGCTACATCTTCATAGCTTAGTTGTTGCTCGGCAGGTGTAACACCCTCGACAAGTGGAGTCTGTGTAGTTAATACAGAAAATGGAATTGGACGACGGAATTTGACCGTGTCCGCAGTGTTTTTAGGCAGTGGTTTAGACTGTCCGAATTTAGATAGAACCAGAATTGGTTCCGCATGGGCCAGCATTTGTTTAGCCGCGTACGCTGCTGTACGCTGGTTAATGTGCCCGTAATTGGTTAGAGCCATGAGTTTCCCTCAATTTAAAAGATAAACGAATATACGTTTGAAGTTCTTCTAAAGAGGGGCTGTGGTATTAGAGGCTAGTGCGTCTTGACAGTATCCGTCTTACTATACTTCCGTGTCTCAGGTAGCGGACCCAACCGCAGTTAAGGGGTCGGGTCGTGCCCTACAATATCGACTAGTCCTGATCTGCGTAATAGGCGAATGCCGATTCAAAATCATCTGGGGGTCCAGACGGTTTAGAGCGTCCCCGTTTAGGGACAGCCACGTTGGTTTTCAACGTGTTTTCACGCGAAGATCGGATCTCTTCGACTTGCTCAGACTTATCTCCATTATAACATTTTAAGAGGTAAATGTAATCCTCCGATTCATACGACTTGCGTAAGTCCTGCACCTTTAGCGGTTGCTCCATGACCCACTTCTCGAAGTCCTCCGTAGCGATCGTTTCCTGCCATTCGGGATACGCCTGTGTAACTATATTAAGCTGGGAATCGACGTACCGATCTTCCTCCATCTGACGTAGTGGCGCTAGACGTTCCTCCACCATCTTATCAATTTTGGACTCCATCTCATGGAAGCGTTCATCCGTCCCATTAGCTATATCTGGATATTCTTCCTTGAGATTAGTCCACAACTTGCCAGCATCCGGAGTGACGCCCTCTTGCATAGGTTGTACTTGGGGTGTTCCTGCGTCAGCCAACTTTCTAGAAAGCGCAGATACTCGACCATTCCCTGATGCCACGGAGTGCTCGAGGTTTTTAATTTTGGCTTGAGCGTCTTCATATTCCTTTTTATATGATTCTGGGATTCCTTCCCAACTGTTTTCCACCTTATCGTCGAGAACTTCCTCATTTTCGACGCTATCTGTACCTTCCGCTGTATCGAGTTCATCTGTGACATTTTCCGACTCTTCCACCGGCTCATCACCGGGCTCTTCCATCTGAGGTTTATCATCTACTGCGTCCGCCCATCCTTGTTCGAAATCATCAACTACGGCTTCTGGTTCTACCGCTTCAACTTCCGTTTCTTCTGCCACTTTTGTCTCCTAGACTTGAAAATCACTTACATCCATGTGTGCTGTCCGTTCCCGCTCGGGTTGCTTGATCAGCATATTTAGTGCGTGAGCTTTACCTCTGTAAAACTGCGTATCCTCGAACCCTAATTTAGGGTTCTCTAGAGCCTTAGATATAGACTCCAGTTCCTTCACCGCGTAATCAAATACGCCTGTCCATGTGCTAGATGTTACATCTATCATATTCCCTTACCCTCCTTGCTCGCATAATCCATTTCTGACATGTGCATATTAGCCTTGTTGTCTTCCTTAACTTGCGTCTCAGCCAACTTACCTTCTAACTGAGCCATCGATGCCTGACCCTGCATCTCCAACTTCATCATCTCTATTTTAGCGTCCATCTCTGCTATCTGAAGCTTCGCCTGAATGTCCATCTGCTTCAGTTGAATCTCTAGTGGAGGTTCTTCCGCTTGCTGGGCCTGCGCTTCCTCCATAGCTTGAATCTCTTCGTCAGAAACGATAACATCATGAGGCGTGATGTGCTGAGCCTGAGCGACCTTACGAAATAACTCTGCATGTTTCACCAAGGGTCCGAATACTGGGGACTCAGCCAACTGCATCATAGTGACTAGCGCTTGGGTCTGAGTTTCTTTAACTAGTAGCGTTGAACTACCTCGCGCATCAACCTCGAAATCACCTTTGATTTCTTCCTTATCATTGAACTGCATATTCCAGTCATAGAACCGAGTAATTAGCGGTGTTGTTATATCATCGTCGAACGCTTTGACTACGCGTCTAAGCACTACGTTCGAAGAGTTAAGCAACATCGACATACCTGATGCGGTATCTGGAGCCCCACCCATTTCACCTTGAGCTAACATAGGTAGCGCCGTTACATCATCCGCCATATTTCTAGCGCTGTTGTATATCGCGAGAAGCTCATCTAAATGCGAGCTAGTCTCGTGGGTATGGAACGCGGCCCTTACGTCGACTGTCGGGTCGGTCACGTGCCAGGTCTTACGCGGACGAATAGACCAATTCCCGTCATCGGGGATCAGTACTTCTCGGTTGAGTACGATCTGTCCTCCAGTAGTCAGAGCCGCATTATCAAGCGCCATGCGCCAAGAGGCGTTGGCTATGCGTTGCTCATGCCTAACTAGATAAGGTAATCCAAAACCAAATATCGACGTGTCGTCTGACTCATAACAGAACACCGCATAGGGTCTATCTTTAGACTCCATGGGGTTGACGTCGGCCTTGATTACAATATTATTGACGAACGTAATCACCGCTTCATTAAGTGTTAACTCGTCCTGATCTTCGTCTATTTCAAACCCACAACAGGCTAGGTCGTCCTTATCTAACGGTCCATGATATTCCCACAACTCATATCTACCTTGCGTCATGTCTGTAGCTAATCCAGATAACTCCCTCAGCCGTGCTACATGTGTATCCCCGCTACTAGCATTATCAGTACTAGTCATCTTGATCGCTTCACGAATCTGATCCGCCATGTACCCAGGATTTCCGCTCATCTCAATAAGCTGTTTCCGAGACACGTACCTGCGCTCAAATATAAAATTAGCCTCATCGATTATAGTCGCGCTCATGTCTGGGAAGAAGTCCCACACATTTACCTTTTCAACCCCTGGGCGGAACTCGTCTACCGCTTCCATCGAGTGAACCCCTTCACCCATATTCTGCCAACTCTTCCGTTTACGCGCCGTTATTATAGGCGCCTTAACGATGCCAGTACCGAACACACAAGCGTCATGTATAACGTCCCGCATTATAGAGTGATATCGGGCCTCTACTAGCTGGTCATCTATCTCTTTCTCCATCGCCCTTCCGCGATCCAGTCCGTCCTGTATAGCCTGTTGGGCGAGGTCCATATTACTAACTGGTTGGCCCTGCTCATCAGTCATTCCTTCGCCGTAGGTATTACGCGCCTGACCTGCATCCTGAGCCATTTTAGCCAGTTTAGGTACCGGCGTAGGCTGGATCCCCCAGTTCTTATCGTCTGACGGGAACAACATATCGGACAACCTAGCTTCTGCCACAGACGTTTTCGCCCGCGTCAGGTTAACAAAGGCTTTACTGCCTCCGGTAGCAGTCAGCCTACTAGCCGTAGCCGCATCATACTTACCCTGATATCTTTCCAAATCACCTAGCCACCGGTCCTCAGTAACCTGCCGAATACCCACTTGTTCCTGAGCTAAACGCGCTAACCCGTAACCTAGTGTCTGTAACCGATTCGACTCGTCTTTTCCTTTTTTCTTCTCGTGTGCCATCTAGTAGCCAACCTCTATATCTGCAATTATTTTAGGTGTAGTCGGGTACCGTTTCATCGGCTCGACTATCGGCTTCGCATAACGAAGCATCATAATCCCGTAGCGCGTAGCGGCCATGAGATCGTCTCGTTCTTTAACTACAATTCCATTGCGCCTATGGTATATCCGGAATTCCTCCCACCAATCTGCTAGCATCCGAGAAACTTTCAATCTCCCCGTCTGCATTCTATCCAACATATCCATGAGCCCTGCTTCTAATCCGTACGACCCATCATCAAACGTCGCCCGCTGATTAAGCATATTTATACCCGCCTCCTTATACTGTTCGGCTAGAGTCTTACCTGAGCCCTTGTCATGCTGTAACCCATCATGAGGCCATGAGAACGGAATCTCTTCACCCCAAGTACGAACACCGCCCGCAAACATGATAGGCGTAGCGTTCTTTTCTCTATGCGTTGCGTGGATGTGAACTATATCGTTCTCAGGGTCGTATAAAATCATCACTGCGGCGGACGGATGTTGCCAACCGAAATCAATCCCTGCGATGCTTTTCCACCATCCAGGTAGGTCCTTCATCTGGAGTGGTTCCTCAATGATAGAAGCTTCAGTGATAGGAAATACCCTACCACTACCCATTATAGGTATTCCTTTAGCCCGTGCTTCGCGCTCGTGCTCTAGGTACGAAGCCACGATAGACGTTCGCTCCGCTTCTGTGTAATGCCCGACGTCCTCGATGGTCATCTTGACCACCTTCTGTGCGGGAGAAGGACTCTGTAGAAATTTAGCAACAACGTTACTCATACCAAGCAACGGGGTGAACGTCAGTACAGCCCTTTGTCCGAGTTGCCCACGGTTGGTCCTCGTCAGACCCTCCGCGTATAACTCCTCGGGTGGTTCCTCGTCAAACCAGACTAGATCGATGGTTTCGCCCTGCCACTTCTGCCTACCTTTAGCGTAGGCTTTAAAATAACAGTAACTAATCGCACCGGTCGTATGCCTAACCTTAACGTGGTCAAATAGGTTCGGGGTCCCAAGCGCAGGCTTAGGATCCCCGATGATAATCCGTTTAGGGAGGATTCCCTCGTAACTATCTTCCTGCAACTTCCCTGGCCTATCAAGCAACAGGCGCTGAGTCGTATCCCTTATCGTCTCACCGGTGTCTCCACCAACCCATATAACTGGAGCTTTTTCGAACTTAAGCCCTCTCCACCATTCAGGGTAATTACCACTTAAATGGAAGTAACATTCCATAGCACCGCTATATGTTTTGCCTGTCTGATTCCCTGCCATTAGGCACCGCTCAGCGTACTCTATCCCTATCTCATGAAACTCTTTCTGCTTTTCATAAGCTACGTACGTATTTTGCGATTCCTTCATCCGAGCCTCTAGTTCCTTGAGGGCCCGTACCCTTGCCAGAAGCGATTCCGTTGCCTCAGCCAATGGACGACTCCAAGCGAGCTATCTCAGCCAATAGTTCCTCCTCGCTCATTATCGTAAGGTTCTTATCCTTAATCACCTTGGGTTCAGCCGCCTTCCTTTTAGGTGCAGCGTACTGTGCTAATTCCTTATATAGATTGGCCGCGGTATTCAACTCACCGGCCTTCTCTGCCCTCTCTGCTATAGCCGCCATTCTCGCTATAGGATCACATCTCAAATCAACGAGTAATTGCTGTATCTCCTCCGGAGACTGCATTACACCCGTATCTTTAATCTTCTCTCGTTGCGCCTCATCTTTAGCCGCCATTTCTTGTTGATCCTTTTTAAATCGTGGAAGTCCTTTCCTAGCTTTAGCGTTAACCGCTAACTCAATCTTATGTACGCGTTTACGCTCAGCCCTCCGTTCTTCTAATTCCTTCCGATCAGCTTCGCGCTGAGCGCTACTAGCCCTAGCCCTAGCGGCCATATCGATGCCGCTAGATCCTCCTAACTTGACACCGAACCTAGAATATCCAGGCTTACCTGCGTTTTTCTTCCGTTCTTCGTCTCTTAGCGCTAAGCGCTGGGCGCTAAGCTCTGCGGCCGTTAGTGTTTCGGTCTGTTCCACCATGGATCAATCTCCATATCCTTCGTCATCAACGCTCACCTCCTCTACCAGATCATCACTCACCTCATCGTAAGCTATGATCAATTCTGCTAGTAATGCAAAATCCTGATCCTTCAGTGCCTGTTGAATTCCTTTCATACCCACAAATACTTCTGGGGTTATCTCTTCTACCAATTTAGCAACCCACGCTCTGCGCGCAGGGCTTAGGTCTAGGTACCAACTGTACCTTTCTAACCATTCATCAACTTCCATGTTGCTCCCTTTAATGTAAACGGCCTGAACCATAATCTGGCCCATACCCGTAATCGTACTCGCCGAACTGGTCTACTTCTTCCAAATTAGGATGTACTACCCGTTCGAATATCATTTGCGCTACTTTCATCCCTGGCTTAATAACAAAATCGTCGTACCCGCTGTTAACTAGTGGCACAAATATCTCGTCCGTATAACCCACGTCTACGATCTCTACGCCTGAACTCATCCGTAACCCGTACAAAGTAGCTAGGTCGCTTCGGGCGTAGATCTTAGCGACTAGGTCCTTAGCTCCTAGGCTTAGCGCTATACCAGTGGGGATGAGCGCTATGTCACCCTTATGCAAAGTGCTTGGCTCGTCGAGATCAGCGCATAGGTCGTAGCCTGCACTGGTCGGAGTGCTTCGCTGTAATTTACTTGTGCTTATAATCTGCATTTGGCTCCTTCCTTGGAGGTTTACAACCTTTGTGCCATTGATCCACTACCACCTCGCTTTCGTGCCGCGACTATCTATGTGCGTAAACGTGGCATAGGATCCAAAACCGAACTCGTCAGGCCATCGCTCCGTCACGTAGGCGAAGACTTCTTCTGAGGGGTGAGACCTAACGATGATGTCCGCGGCGCGGCCTGTTAAGTGTTGTGATGCTGGTTTTCCGCCGACCTTCTCGTTGTGACGGTAGCATCTGTATGCGCTGGTGACAGCGATGGGCTTGTTAAAGTGCGTTCGTATGTCTTCTAATATCTCTATCAACGTATGATCCACAGTGGGATCGTGACTGGCCCTGCAATCTCCGCAGGGGCATGCAAACTCTTCGCGCCTAAAATGGGTGCTAAGTTTCATGGGCTCTCCGTTAGCTCTACCCGTAGAGCTTACCATACCTGCTTCTTGGGGCTGTTTATACCTTGGGGCTGTTCGGGGCTGTTTGGTTTGAAAATGGCTCAACCGCGAGGTTGCCGACGTCCCC